AATTCTAAGATTGGTACAGTACCAGGACTAATAGTGTCTGGTGTCATAGCAGATACAGCGGTCTGTGGGTTACCATTAGTAGCAATAATTTGTTTAGGCTTCATGTTTTGAAGAGCACTAAAGTCTACTACATTAGGGTCAGCTAATTTAGGTGCATAGTTAGTTAAGTATACATTCTCAACGAAGCCACGAAGAATAGCTGTGGTAGCTAATGTAGATGGACGAACCATATCTGCAACGCTAATACCAAAGAATTCGTGAGGTACTTCAAAGGGACAAAGAGTTGCTAAGGGAATCATATCACAATCTTCTTCAAGCAGGATTGTTGCTCCTGCAATAATAAAGTGTTTTAATTCTGCAATACCATCTCCGTCTCTATCTACTCTTAACCAACACTCAATAACAGTTAATTGTCTGTTAGCTTCTGAAGGGAATAGTTCCCTTGAATTTCCCCCTAGCCAGTACTCTTCGCCGACTAAACGCTTTCGAGCTGCTTGCTCTTCGGTGTACTTGGTGGCCCAATCATATGACCCATCACCAATAGCGTCCCAATCGATGTTCTCTGCAATATCGGGGAAAAACTTTCTGACCTCAGAACGGGTCATATCAATCTGAATACCTACGAATGCTGCATCATCTAATGAATGCGCATCCCTTGTAATTCTAAAACATTCTGGATGTACGTTTTTAATAAGAACTCGTGTCTTATTTGTTTTACGTTTTAAACGAACATCCTTGTATACTACTTGAAACTCTGAGTTACCATCAGGGTTTGTGGTTAATTCTTGTTCATAGTTAAGATTTCCTATGATTTCTACATCGGAATCTGACAAAATAAGGTCTAGATTTTCTTGAGAAATAGAGTCATATTCTTCAAAACAATAATCAAAATCCTCAATAAACTCCCATCGAACAATACTATTCTTCCACAAAAGAGCTGATTTAACCCATGTATTAAGGATTTCCCAGCCAGGATTTTGTTTAAAGATAGCATAATTAGTTAAATCAGAAGCTACTTTAGCATGATGATAGTCTGTGGGTGTTGATCCAGCAGGAAGAAACCTTGCTAACTTATTATTGTTAAACATTAGTTCAGCAATAATAGCTGTGTAACCTTCAACAGCCTCAACAGTGTCAGATGAAACAATTTGAGACACGCCTTGAGGAGTCAAATGGTACTGAGGCATCATACCATATTCGTATGTAGCTTTTTGTCTTTCACGAGCTAAATCAGAACTGTTTAAGAAGTCACCAACAGAGTTCATTACACCCTGTTCAATCATAGCTAATAGTTCGTTATCACCTACTGGCTCTTTATACCTGTCAGTAAGTCTGATAGGAGTAGTTGTATTATCTGCCATTGTTAACCTTTCTGGGTTATCTTTCAATCAATCAAGGTCAACAATGACCTATTTAACCTAATGCAATCGCTAAAGCAACTGCTGTTCCCGCTGGGTCTACTTGTAAATTTGTTTGTGCTGCAGCAATATTAGCCACATCACTAAGGTTATTAGCCCTATAGTTGTATGTTGTATCAGCTCCAGTAGCTGTAACACCAAGAGAGGTTCTACCAGTAGACGCTACTAAGTCTGTTGCTCCACCATCCCACTTTAATCTATCTGTATATGCTGTATCCCAGTTAGTTTGACTAGCTGTTGTTGGTATAGCATATCCAGCAGTATAAGTTATTGCTAATGTTCCACTTGTTGTTACAGGTGACCCACTAATAGTTAAACCTAAAGGAACGCTTGCTGCAACACTTGTAACTGTTCCAGTTGCAGAAATTGTTCCCCAACTAGTTGTAGTTCCATTAGTAGTTAAATATTTTCCTGCATTAGTTGCTTGGCTAGGTGCAAGAGCATTAAATGCCGCTGTTGCAGTAGTTTGACCAGTGCCACCACTAGTTACTGCTAAAGCATTTGCTAATGTTGTTGTTCCATTAAGCGTAGTGGTTGAAGTTCCAGCGGTGCTGCCTATAGTTATTGCAGTTGTTGAACCAGCAAGGCCACCCGAACCAAAGTTAATTGTTTTGGTAAAACCCGATGCTGTTGCTCCTGCTTGAATATCAGTTTGTTGGCTAACAGTAGAACGACCAACAGTTATTCCCCCTGTTCCAGACGTACCGCCAATTGTCATTGCACCTGATGTTTGGGTTGTATGAAAATTTGAAGGTGAACTTGAACTTCCTGTAAAACCCAATGTTCCAGTTATTGTTGGATTCGTTATTGTTGGGCTATTAAGTGTTGCCACACTAGACAAAACAACACTGCCAGTACCAGTTATGGTACTAAAGTCTGTATATCCAGCTTCCCAATTTGCGGCTGTTGTCAGTGTTGTACCAATACAAGTACACATGACAGTTGTACCAGCAATTACTGATATAACTAAATTTCCACCAGAACTGTTTACTGTTACTGTTGCACTTGAGTTATTGCAAATATGGAATGTCCAACCAGTTTGCAAGGTAGATGTAACTGGAAGAACTACTGTTTGTGTTGTTGAGCCAGTGAATAACTGATAGTAACTGCTAGTGTTGGTTAATGTTGTAGTTCCTGCGGCTGTAGCTGTTGATGTAAACCCCATCAAGTTAGCCATTGCCGCATTAGCAGTTGTTTTTCCAGTACCACCATTAGCAAGATTAACAGTTCCTGTAACATTGCTTGCTGTGCCAGTGGTATTTTGATTCAGTGTGGGAATATCAGCAGCAACAATTGCTCTGAATGTAGGCACCCCAGCAGAACCATTAGGTGCAGCTAAAACAAAGTTTGCAGTCTTAGACGCATAAGGATTTAACGTATCGCCATAACTTGCCGCTAGACTAATAGCTGGTGTAGTTCCTCCAGAAGAAACAATAGGCGATGTGCCAGTAACAGAAGTAACTGTTCCAGAACCTTTATTGTTAAACGTAGTCCAATCGGTTGCACTTAAAACACCACGATTTAAAGCTGAAGCAGTAGGCACATTTAATGTAATGACAGGCGTTGTTGTGCCTGTTGCTACAGTTGAAGATAAATCTGTTCCTGTTGTACCTAAAGTCAATGCAGCTACTGATGTAACTGTTCCTTGTGGGTTAGCAGCAGTTGTAATGCCTGTAACTCGACCATAAGTGTCAATAGTTACTACAGGAATTAACGATGCCGAACCAGTTGTTCCAGCTGTTGCTACTCCACTTGTTAAATCAATAACAGGGGTAACACCCCCAGTTGAAGTAATCCTTCCTGCTGTACCACTTACAGATGTAACTGTTCCACTTCCCTTGTTGTTAAACGTAGTCCAATCGGTAGAAGTTAAATAACCATTTACTAAAGAAGTAGCCGCTGGCATAGCAATAACAGGAGTAGTTCCCCCTGTTGAAGTTACAGGACTAGTAGCAGTTACTGACGTAATTGTTCCACTACCTTTATTATTAAACGTAGTCCAATCGGTAGAAGTTAAATAACCATTAACTAAAGAAGTAGCTGCTGGTATTGAAATAACAGGCGTTGCACCTCCTGTAGATGCAACAGGACTTGTAGCGGTTACTGATGTAACTGGAGCAGTTCCGCTAGAGGCAGCAGTTATTAATCCTTTTCCATTTACTGTAAGAGTTGCATTTGTAAATGATCCTACATTAGCATTTACAGTAGCAAGTGTTCCAGCCGCAGTTACGTTAGCAGAGCCATTAAAACTTGGACTTGTGTAAGCTAAATCACCTGTAACTGATATTGTGCGACTTGTAGTTAAAGTTGCTGCACTACCTGTTGTACTTTGGTTTAATGTAGGAATATCAGATGCAACAATAGCTCTAAAAGTAGGTACACCAGCTGCTGCATTAGGAGCTGCTAATACAAACTTAGCTGTCTTAGATGCATATGGGTTTTGTGTATCACCATAGCTAGCAGTTAAACTAATTGCTGGAGTTGTACCGCCAGTAGAACTTATAGGTGCTGTACCTGTAACACTTGTAACAGTACCCACATACGCATCATTAGATGTAACAGTAAAGTTAGGGTATGTACCGCTAATAGAAGTTGTACCACCGCCTGTCAATGAAACTGTTTGATCAGGAGCTGTATTAGTAACAGTAAAGCTAGGATATGTACCTGATGTACTAATACCTGTTCCAGCAGTTAACGATACTGTTTGATCAGGAGCACTGTTAGTGATAGTAATTGAACCAGCACCTTCAGTAATACTGATACCTGTTCCATCAGTTAGTGTATGTTTTTCCCATAATGAAGTTGTTTCATTATAGATTAATACTTGACCATTAGTAGGATTTTGAGCAGACACATCATGTATCTCATCCATCTCGTAACCGTTTTGTACCTTAACAATTAACTTACCATGTGTAGGGTGAGCATGAGCAACAACTGCCATATAAACAAGATGCTGTGGGGCATATGGTTTAGTAGCAGTTAAAGTTCCTGCTGTAATTGGGCTTAGGTAAAGTTGTTGGCCATCAGTATATGCTGATGTGTTAAGATCATTAACTAAACCAACAATAGTTACATAACCATTAGAATTGTTAGATATATTAGCAGTAATTAAACCTAAAGTTTGAGCTGATGTAGCATCACCTGTAGCTAAAGCTTTAGAAACAGTTGGTATTTGTCCTGTAGCACCAGAAATATATACTGCTGTACCTTTAGTTAACGTTGCACCAGTAGTATTTCGTACTTGTTCAACAAGAACTGATGCTGGGGAAGTTTGTGACACAGCTAAATCAATAGCTGTTCCTGTTGTAGTAACAACAATACTTCCATCTGCAGATGCAACAGTCTGTAATGCTGTATCAGCTTTAACACCTTGAGCAGCAGTAGCATAATCAGTGCTGTTTGTTGTTGCAGCAGTACCCAAGCCACTAATATCAGTATTTGATAATGTTACTGCACCAGTTCTACCCGCTACAGAAGATACTAAGTTTGTTTGATCAATCTTTTGCCAAACACTTCCATTAAATATAAGCCAATCCCCAACAACCCAATCCGTAATACCATTGAGGTTAGTAGACCCGCTAACAGAAACAACGTAATAATAACCGTTTGTTCCAACACTAGAAGTAAGAGCGGGGTTATTTGTAGAAGCATTCCATGACCCTTGGTAGTTTAATGTACCTGTAAGGGTTACCCATTGGGTGTCATAGTCAGTATTACTTATTTTAGAAAGTATTTGACCTGTTGTACCACCAGCTGTTAATCCAACTCCTTGGTTCCCTTGAATACCTTGAATACCTTGTATGCCTTGAATACCTTGTATACCCTGTGGAACACTGAAGTCAAACACAGCAGCAGAAGAGGTCCCAGAATTTGTAACAGTAGCAGCACTACCTGCTGCACCAGTGGTAGTTGTACCTACAGCAATAGTAGCAGCTGTTCCTGTAGCACCTGTAGCTCCAGTTGCTCCTGTTGCTCCTGTGGCACCTGTAGCCCCTTGTATACCTTGCGGAACACTAAAGTCAAATATAGCGGCAGAGGATGTTCCTACGTTTGTAACAGTAGCAGAACTACCCGCAGCACCTGTAGTAGTCGTACCAGCAGCAATAGTAGCCGCAGTACCTGTTGAACCAGTAGTTCCTTGAGGTATTGTAAAGTTAAATACAGCGGCAGAAGATGTTCCTGAATTATTTACAGTAGCTGAACTTCCTGGACTACCTGTAGTAGTTGTACCTACAGCAATAGTAGCTGCAGTACCTGTAGCACCAGTGGCTCCTGTAGCCCCTGTATCTCCAGTATCACCTTTAATACCTTGGATACCCTGTATACCCTGAATACCTTGGATACCCTGAATACCTTGATCGCCTTGGTCTCCTTGATCACCTTTAAGACCTTGAACACCCTGAATACCTTGGTTACCTTGGGGGCCTTGTGGACCAGGTAAACCTACTGCACCTGTCTCAATTAACGTGTAATAAGGAGAAGGTGAAGAGAGGTAAGTGTTTGTAACATCCTCAAATGATACTTCAGTTATACTTGTATTTAGTACTTGTATAGTAGTATTAGATGACATATTAATCTCCTGTTTCTACAATAATAACAGGAACAGGATCTAATATTTCAGCGGCAGTACCATAATCATATTTAATATAAATATACAAAGTAGTAGGAGATAAGTCTTCAATATCAGCTGCACTTAACTGAATTGTAAATACACCTACAGAAGCCTGTGGTGTTACAGTAAGAGTTCTTAGTGTATTAAAGGAATCATCACGCAAAGCTGCTGTAATAGTAATACCAGTTAAACTTTCAGGTGCTTCAGTAGTACTATTCTTTTTTGTACATGTCAAGGTGGTAGTTCCACCCTTTTTAGCAATAATCTTTGTTGACATAATGTTCCTTAATTGTTCTTATACATATGTGTATGTGCTACTACTTTGTTCCTTCCCCATGAGTAGCCAACAAGGTTGGACACAAGGGAACTTTGTCTTATTTGTATTGTTGTCCTCTGATAGCCATAAACTGACCATCAGACTCTTTTAATTTATTATCTTGTTTAGGATTAATAAGCTTATTAGGCTTTTGAACTTTAATCAAAGCCTTTAATTGTTCTTTTTCTTTACCACGTAGGTTTAAATCAATAGCCATATTCTTTTACCATTTCACTTTGTTAGCCCAGTATGCCGCTGATAACGGTCCCTTGGCGATATTACTTGCATGTCTAGCTTTAAAGGATTCTCTACGCTTTTTATACGATTCAGACTCTCCTTCTTTTTTAGGAGACCCTTGAGTACCTTGTTCACCAAACCGAATAGTTTTAACAGTGTCACCACTCTTAGCAACTACTACGTGACTCTTAGTAGGATGACTAGGTGTTCTTTTAGGTTGATTAAACCCAGATACACCAGCTCTTTCTAATCTAGGATCTTTAGCCATTATTTCCCCTTCTTAGCAGTCTTAGCAGAGTCTTTAAAAGCTTTATCTGTAGGAGCCCCTTTAGTTCCAGGCTTCCTCATTTTCTCTTTAGACCCTTCAGCTATCCGTTTTTTCTTAGCATGTATATTATCGTATAGTCCTGCCATATTATTCCTCTATAACCAAGTGGTTTCTAATTGTTGAAAGTTCCCCATCTTCTGTGTAAAAGGAACATTAGTTGTTGTTAGTCTATCTCCGTGTGTCCTGATTACTTCCAGAGCAATAGCAAGAGCGATAACGGTATCATCATTGTGACCAACAATAGCATTTGTCCTACCATTGTCATCAGCCACATAATTCATTAACTCCCCAATAATAACTCTTGAAGGTATCCATATTTCTTCCTGTTCAATAGCACTCTTAAGAAACCCAATGATAGCTGGCTTAGAGGATGTTGTTGTTCTCCAACCCATCCGCATACCCTCATCTTTGGATACATTAGCCATCTTAGTCTGATAATACATATTGACATAGCCCATTTGAACTAGTCTATTTAATGTAGCAATACCCATACTATTAGACTCTACCGCCATTAAAGCGTTATTATAGTATCTACCTAGATAAAACAATAGATCCCCAAACTTACTTGGATCAATCATATTATTTCTATACGTGGCACATATTTCTTTTTCTGCATTCATAACTACTGCAGCAGAATGATCTTTACCTACCCCTAAGGATACGTCTGCAGCTATAACAAAAGATTGATCAAAAGTAGGATATTTAAATATCTCGATAGAACCCTGTCGGGCATCCTCCATCATCATACTCTCAAAGTTAAATTCTCTCTGAGCTAATATAGGTTGTGGTATTAATCTATTTAATTTTTCAATATTAAATACATTAGACCCTGAAACAATAAAGGCTTCTTCAGGTGTCGCAGGATACTCCTGCTTAAATTTGTCTACCCCACTCTCAGCTATCTTGAGTCTCCTCCAGTATAGTTGATCGTTATCTAGGT